CTATGGATTGGACCATCAGGATTCTTGCCATCATCGTACCGATTTTCATGACCATTATCTTTGCCCTTATCGGAATAGCATGGAAGGCGACACTGGGAAGGGTGACAGATAAGATCGAGAGCGTTCAATTCGAGTTGTCAGAGCATAAGGATGCCTGCGACAAGGTGAACAAAAGTGTCCTCGCCTCTCGCGTTGATGATATGCGCGCCGAGATAAAAGGACTTCGTAACTTTTCACATTGGGTTGTCGCCAGCCTTCATGCGCTGGCATTAGAGATGAAGGTGAGACTGCCCGAACGTCCGGATGTGATTGTTGAGCAGCAGAAGGAGAAATCATGATCATGAACAAGGATCAGCTCATGGCAGCAGCGAGATCGGAGGCCGAAGGCCACGGCCTCGATCATCGCGTTGTTATGGCCGTTTGCGAGCAGGAGTCAGGCTGGGATCCCAATGCGTGGAATCCAGAGCCACGTTACAGATACTTCTGGGATGTTGCGAACAACAAGCCGTTTCGACGGCCGAGTGACGAGGAGCTGGCGTCAAAGGTTCCTCCGAAGGACTTCTTTGCCATTGCCGGCGATCGAGACCAGGAGTGGTGGGCGCAGCAGGCATCGTGGGGATTGATGCAGGTGATGGGCGCTGTTGCGCGTGAGCTTGGCTCTCGTCACAAGTACCTTTCCATATTGGTCGCAGATCCGGTTCAATGTTTGAACTACGGCTGCGAGAAGTTGAAACGCAATCTTGTCCGCGAGAATGGGAACATGGCGGCAGCTCTCCTTCGTTACAACGGAGGAGGCAATGCCAGCTACCCAAATGAAGTCCTCGCGAGAATGGAGCATTACAAATGAACATCGGAGACATTTTAGGTGGCGGTCTCGGCAAGCTTGTCAAGGACGTCGTTGGCACGTTCAAGCTTTCGCCGGAAGCAAAATTGGAATTCGAAAAGCAGCTTGCTGAGAACGATTACAAACTGAAGGAAATGGAGGCAACGCTGGAGTCGAAGTTGGTTGATGTTGCCGGCCAAAACATTCGAGCCGAAGCAACCAGCGGTGACCGTTATACCTCGCGTGCCCGTCCAACGTTCCTTTACATCGTCAACCTGATCATCCTTTGGAACTACGTCGTGGTGCCGTTGTTCCGTCAAATGCCAGTCGAATTGCCGGAGCCGCTGTTCTGGTTATTCGGATCTGTGATGCTCGGATACACGGGTGCCCGGACGTGGGAGAAGGTCTACAGCGGAAAGAAGAACGGCGATGCCTAAGCCAACCGGACGTCATAGCGATTGGCCATGGCCGCTGAGCCTCATTCCTCGATCGTGGAACAGTTGGTCATCCGAGACGGAGCCGGTCAAGATCCTCGGCAATGCCACCGGTCATCTCGATGTGCCCGGCAAAGGCCAGTGGGCGATCGCCGGAGTTGCCCGGATACCGGTGCCGGTCTTCTTCGCGGTCCAGACCTCCTCCGGGTTGTATGTCCGGCTTGCCTTGATCCGATACGACTACCACGGCCGGTATTACACGTGGCCGTCCTTCGCGCTTAAAAGGTACGCCTGACCAGCGACGTTGGCCGAGGCGTGGCGATCGGTTCAGTGCCCATGCCTCGGCTCCTCCGGCTCCTCGCTCCTCCTCCTGACGTCCTCCGAATGCCCGGCAAAACCATGGCCAAAACCGGCCGGATTCCGCACGCCGGATGGCCGAGGCCGTGCGATCGGCCGCTGGCCCATGGTCTCGGATGTCTGGGAAAGGCGAGTGTTCCTAGTGGGTTTTAGAGGCTCGAGACAAGATCCTTTAGAATCAACAGGTTATAAAAACACCAACGGCCGTCCTCGGTTTGACCCGGAGACGGCCGTTGGTTCCCCTTAGATGCCCTTTGTTTTAATCCCTGTTTCCTCCTTTCATCGAACGTCGTTGTTGCGTGCTCGGCAAGCGAGGTAGAGCTGGCTGTATGCCGCCGAGAGAGCCGGATCGAACCTCACCGCAGCCTTGTACGTTTCGAGCTGCGGCTGCGGGATGCGCCCGTCGAATTCATGGATGCTCTGCTTGGCGAGTCTGTAGAACGTTTCGCAGTTGTCCATGCTTCCGAGTTGTGGAGCCGGAGCCGCGTCTGCGAGTCGAGCCATGGCCGCGCAAAGCAGAAAGATTGTTAACATCACGAACAGTGCTGTCAAGATCAACGTGGTTAATCGGTTCATAACTCCTCCTTCAAAATGCCACGCGCATTATCTTACCTGCTGCGCGATCCAATTCAACACGCGCATCGACGTTCGCCGTTGTCTGGCTGAACCGTGTAACGCCTTGCGCGAACCCATATGCCGTGTACGCTGGTCCGTCCTCGTCCTCGATGACTGCGGCATAGGCTTCCTGTGCGGCCGCACGGGTGAGCAGTTTCTTGCCGAAGATGAAGTCAATGACATCCTCCTTCTTGCGGCCTTTGAGGACGAAACGTTTGGATGCCTCGATCTTTGCCTCATCATCCGAGGCCGACGAGTCCATCAGCTTTTTGACATCCACTTCGATGCCGCTGAGAGCCTTGTCAGCGACGTTACCGAAGTGGCGCACCTTGACAGTCTTGACGTCCTCGGCATCCCAGATGATGTGATTGCCGCAGACGCCTCGGAACATGAACTGGCAATAACCGAAGGTCTGCTTGCCCACTTCGGAATTCCAGACCATGATGCCGCGCATCAGTCCTCCTCGCGAACCATCCTTGATCACGCGATTGGGATTGAGCATGAATGCGAACATGTCCTCATTCGAGGCGTACAACCCGGCAGGCCCAATCAGATCGCCTTCGCGGATTGTAAGAGAGACCGCAGCGTCAGCGGCCGTGGCGTGACGGAGCCGGTTCTTGATCATGGCTGTCGAATCTGTAACGGCTTGCCCGGTTCTCGCTGCGTGCGGATAAGCCGGAGGAGTCCTCCAGCCGTCCTGCTCCAAGGCAAAGAGACGTTTGACGATGTCCGCATTCCAGATCCTCTCGTATGCACGGGTGATGGCGCGGACGTAGTAACCGCCATTCTTGTGGAGCAGCAGTTCCAACTTTGGATCGTCGGCCTGCCGTTCATCAGCAACCTTCTTAAGGCCGAAGTTGATGTTCTGGCAAGCGAGCGTTGCCGGCAGTCTGCGCAGATACTCGGCCGGAGCATTTGCGCGTGAAGAGATCTGGCCAAAGGACCAGTGCGTGAGGTGCGCCTTGTTCTCTCGTTTGCTGACCAGAGCTACCTCGCCGTCGATGGCTTCGACACGAACGTCACCAAGACTAATATCCGAGAGTTGGGCCGACTGTTTGTAGCCCAGCGTTGCCTCGTACAGCTCGCTGAGATCCCAGAAACGTTCATCTGCCGGACGGGTGGCCCATTGGTGACTTGCTCGTAACAAATTCATATGTTCTCCTTCTTGTGACCCAACCGTGACCTTGGATCGAACTGGTCAACCGTGGGATGCGGCCGGAGCCTGCTATGATGTACTCCGGCCGTGCTGGTGTTAGAAGTCCACCCGCTTGTCAGCATCGCGCTTCTTCTTGTTCACGCGAGTACGTTTTGGAGCTGCTACCTTCTTCCGAGCAGCAACAGTCCGTTTGCCGCCCTTCTTGGCAGCAGCCGTCTTCGACGGACCATGCTCGAACACTGCGACGTTCGCGAGATGGTTGCAGGGCTTCGCATCGTGTCGAACGCAAAACAACTTGTCATCGATCGTCAGGTGGCCTTTCGCCTTAACTTCCTTTCGGAATCGAATGTGAACGCCCATGGGCAGCTTCAAATCCGTGAAGGCCTGAGCGATGCTTGGATACTCTCCGACGAAAGTGTGGTGGCCGGAGGCCGAGTAGACGTTAGCAGATGTTTGTTTCCACGTTCTGGTTTCCATTTTCAATTCTCCTATTCTTCATTTTCGATCGCCCAACCGTGACCTTGGATCGAACTGGCCAACTGTGGGATGCGGCCGGAGCCGTCTCTGAGGTACTCCGGCCGTACATTTACTTGGCCTCCTGAAATTCCTCGCGAGTCTGATTGCTCGCGATCCACTTTCCAAACTCCTCGTGACAAATCGAGGCACGTTGCCTGCTCCTCGCGCCATGTTCCTTCAACGGTGCGGCTGCTCTCTCGGCCGCAGAAAAACTCAAACTCTCGCCGGTTGCCCGGCGAGGCGAGAATGATGTGAATCAATTCGGTCATTGTGCGCCTCCTTTCTCTTCGATCACAGTAACGTTCTGAAGGTGGATAAGAGGAACAGGCTTGGCCGGAAGATCGATGACCTGATATACGACGTTCACGCGCAAGGCGCGATTAACTGACCAATCGTGAACCTGACCATCGACGCACGCCAGAATGTGGGAAGCCGTAAGGAAGAGGTACGTCTGGCCGTCCTTCCAGACCTTCGCGAAACGGCGAGGATGATGAGAGGTCACTCCTCGGAGCGTGTTGTGCGGCCGAGGATATTCGTTGATGAACTGGCGAGAGCTTAGTGCCCTGACGTCCTTACCCAAGGCGCGCATGGCTGCCCAAATGATATGCGTGGGCGTGCCCTGTCCGAATTTGCGGCCATATCGAGCGAGAGCCGTGTGGGCATCCTCGTA